ACGAAAATCGCATTATTATTTGTTACTTGCTTTGATGCTTCACCCTTGCTCGGCGCATCAAGGTCTCTCTTCTTACCATGCAGATCCATGAGTTGATGGTTTATATCTGCTAACTGCTTCATCAAATTACCCACAACCTCAAAGGCACGTGGATGCTCTGAAGATTTTGCAACCTCCAGAGCATGGTTCAATGCATCCTGCCCTTGCTGAAGCAAGCTATGTAGATTGCTTCTAGACTTATCATAGTCATAATCCACTCGCTCATCGGGAGGGAGAATTACTTCTCCGCTCTTCGTAATGACTTCGCCTGTTACCTTTTGTGTAGGTTCCAGGTCGAAGATCTCACTCATATTATTATCAATTTTCATAGCTCACATTAAGATAGGTTTGGTTTTGGGCGAGGTCTTGGCGTATCAGTTGCTGCTGGTGCGCCAAATGCTGATGTAGAATCTGGGACTGCGGACATGACTGGGTCTGCCGAAGGTGTGCCAAATGTTGATGGCATACTAGGTGATCCAAAGGACGCTGTCGGTGCACCGAATGCTGGTGCTGGTGGTGTAACATTTGTAGCTGCTCCTGCAATCTTTTCCTGCGTGCGACCGAATGCCGCAATACCCAGCACAGCACCCATTGCTAAGTGAAACAATCCTGCGCCTTGCAGCGTTAGTGGTTGCCACTGAGTAATTGTTTGGTGTTGCACTGTTTGTAGCACACTCCAAAGAATTGGAAACACACCCATATCAAGAGTACAAATCAACATGTACATCCAACCCATAGCTGGACGCCACTTCTTCTGCATCCAGTCTTCGTCTTTCTTTTCTTCTGCCATTTTACTTCCTTATTGTTATTATACGCTTATGACAATATCTTGTAGATTGATCCTAAAGGAATCACCGAGTCCAGTTTCAATATTTTGAAAATCACCGAACACTCTATCTTGGTAACCATAGAAATTCTCAATATAGTCGTTTGGAATTTCATTGGATTGTTGTTGCATCTCTTCTAGCACTTCCTCATTGGCACCATTATTAACAACGACTTGATCAGAAATCAAAGTGGATCTCCAATACTTGTAATTCATCGATACTGAAACTTTGACAATATCCTTTGAGGCATAGTCAACGCTGACTGCCTGTATTTGTTTCGGGTAACACTCAAACAACTTAACTCCATACACAGCACTCTGATTATTGTTCATCATGATGATGTCAATGTTTGGAGAAATGTAATCGTTGTAGTAGTTGAAGTGTCTAGTGTTTGGGTCAGAGATAGACATAATCCATCTATCAAAAAAGTCTTTCACAATGTAGTCAGAGTCAACATAGAAAGACATGTTGATGTTACCATAAAGGTTCTCGTAAGGCATCTCACGAACTTCACCATAGGTTCTGGTCTGAGAGGTGCTTATGTTTAGATCTGGTAGTTGCGCCTGATCACAAAACATCTGAATCATTCTATGGTTTGAGTTTCTCTCACCATTTCTTAAGTCACGTTCGTCCAAAGTAAATTTCTGAGGTAGAGCAATGTTTACCTTAAACTTATTTGGACTTGCAAGACCACGAGTCTTAACTTCTGATATGAAATCTGCGAGCATTAAATTTTTCCTAGTGAGTCTTGCCAAACCTGAGACTTGGTGGCACCGACAAATCTTTCAACTGGAAGTAGCATCGCCATCGACCAGTCCTTTGAGTTAATCTTCACGAAAGGTGAACGAACATGATCCATCAGATATTCCTTTACGCATGGCTTTGCCAGATTGAACCTAGCCACTCCATTGAGTGTTGCCCATGACATACGTAACTTGGTGTTACCATCCATCTTATCGTTGTTGCGAAACTGTTGAAGTCTATCCAACAGCTTAATGCGAATCGGATATGCAAGATAGTGCATGTTCAATGCTCTAAAGCCATGCGGTGTCTTGGCAAAAGGAAACACTAGCGGAAACCTATCGTAGTACGGAAGGGTATCCTTGTGTTTCGGATCATACATGTAGAGATAACAGTTACCTGGGATAATCTGAGACTTGTTCTGCGATGCGCTGTCCTTGACCAGTTTAGATGGCGAGGAAACCTGCTTAGCCAGTAACGCCACCTGTTGATCGAACCATGTCTTGGAACGATATTTTATGGTTGGATCGTAGATCGCTTTATCGAAAATTCTTTGGTATGTATCCATATATCTATTTATTTGATTCCAAGATGATGTTCTGTAAGTATTTTGAATTCCCAGCCACGATCTTTTGCATACTCAGTTGCAGCTTTCCACTTTGCTTCATTTTTACCCCATGTCATTACTTCAGTAATATATCTCTTCGTAACTCTCGTTGGGGGCACAGGTGGACGGGTCTGTGAATCTGGCTTAATTTCGACTAGATATGTGGCTAATTTACCCTCTTTATTACACACTTGTATCTGAAAGTCCACGAAATAACGATGAATTCTATTGTCGGTAGGACATACGTAAGGGATAACTGTCTCCTCAGACTTCCACTTTAAAACATTTTGATTGCGATCGCACCATGATGCAAACTTGGTTTCCCATGAGGAGCGCATAATGATGTTTGTTGGATCCCCAGAATACTTTTCTGGTTTTGTTGGAACGAACTTTCTTTTGTGATACATGGTATTTTTGGCTAATAAATAATAGACTACTCCTCCATTATTTAGAGAAAATCCACATGGCAGATAATTTAGAATCTCGAAGCGATGCAGATCAAAGTGAACTAGATCGACTTGCCGCTAAACGACCAATAACAAGCACCAAAGCAGCCAGCAAATATGTGGCTTCTCTGATGAAATACCCTCTTGATGTTACATATAAAACACATCAAAACTACATCATGTTCTATATCAATGTTCAATCAGATTCAAAGGTTGTTAGAGACCAGTCAGATGAAATTGCAGCCACTCAACCAAGTCGTGCTGGTATGAACAGTCTGGTGGGTAAACCCTTTAGTGAATATACATACGTCGCTGCTAAGGCAGCAGAAGCAGCAATCATGGGTGCTGTTGCGGCAGGATCTTCTGGTGCTGCTGGCGGTAAAGATCTGGTGGGCAAAGCAGGTGGAGCACTTAAAGGGATTGCGGGTGGAGCACTTGGTGGCGCTGTGGCTGGTGGAGCACTGGCTGGAGCAACTACAACTCTTGTGTCAAACGACTTTACCAAAATTAACTTTGGTCAACCAGCCAAACGATTGAAAGAGGCTATAGTTCTCTATACTCCACAGCAACTGAGTGTTCGTTATGGTATGCAGTGGTCCGAAGAAGAGATGGATATCGCAACAGCAATGGCAACCAATCCAGAACTGGCTAATTCACTTAAAGCAGTAGATAGTCAAAATAAGTCTGGTGGTGGACAATCGTCCAGTAAAGCAGGTGGTGTTGCAAGAGCAGCTGGTAATGTGATTGCAGCGGAAATTCTAAAGAAAAATGCAGGGTTGTCAGCTGCATCTAGAACTGCTGGTAACCCTCGAAAAGAACAGATCTTTAAGGGTGTTGACTATCGCCGATTTACCTTTGACTATCAGTTCTATCCAAAAAGTGCTGAGGAAGCGAAGGCAGCACTTAACATTATCTGGCTATTCAAGTATCATATGCATCCTGAATTCAAAGATGCAAACAACTTCGTCTACGTCTATCCATCTGAATTTGACATCGAATACTTTATCAATGGTAGTCCCAACGAAAACCTTAACAAAATATCATCCTGTGTTCTTACAGAGATGAATGTCAACTACTCACCTAATGGCGTGTTCTCCACCTTTCCAGATGGAACTCCAACTCAGATCAATATGACATTGAACTTTGTTGAACTCGAGACACTGACCAAAGAACGTATCGAGGCTGGTCTATAATGTACTTTGAAAAATTCTCAGACATGTACTATGATTTCGTCAAAGCTGACGGAGAAATTGACTATGTCAAGTTAAAAGATATAACTGCGAACGTAAGGTTTAAAACACAGGTACTTGAGAGCATTAGTCTCTATGAGTACTACGATATGAACGATCAGGATACGCCAGAGATTATCTCTGAAAACTTCTATGGTTCGCCGAACTATCACTGGGTCATAATGATTGCCAATCAGAAGTATGACTATATTGACGACTTCCCCATTCCCGTAGATAGACTTGAAGCAAGAATTACTGAGAAGTATGGAGCAGGTAACGAATACAACACTCACCACTATGAATACAATGGTTGGGTAGTTGATAATGTTTCCTATCCAACAGCATCGGCAGTTTCGAACTACGACTATGAGTTTCTTCAGAACGAAGCGAAACGTAGAATAAAAATTATCAGCCCTGGACTAATCGAACAGGTACTTTCTGAATTTAGAAGATTTATGTAATGGCAGTTACACAAGATGGGCTAAGATTCCCTGGTGATGTAGACATTGATCGGATTGAGATCTTCTCAGCCAATGGTGCAGGAGTAGACGTAACTGACATGGTTGCAGAGATTCAAATCTTCGAGGATATGTTTGCGCCATGTGTTACAGGAACACTTGCAATAACAGACTCTATCGATCTGGTAAATAAATTTCCATTCGTAGGTGAGGAAAAGGTTCTTATACAAATAAAGACACCTGCAATGCCAGATCTGAAGGAAACTAAAATCGATCAGGAATTCTACATCTACAAGATGACTGACAGAAAGGTTCTCGGAGATAAGCAGATTTTCTATATGCTACACTTCTGTTCCTTTGAATTGATCGCAGATGCAAATATCAAACTCTCTCGTTCCTTTGATGGTAAGATATCAGATATCGTCACCAAAATTATAAAAACCGAGATTGTTAAAACGAAGATGGATCTTCGTGTAGATGAAACCAAGAACTCAGTTAAGTATGTATCTAATTACTGGTCTCCCTACAAAAATATTAACTACCTGCTGGAAAGAGCACAGAACAAAGACGGTACACCGAACTACGTGTTCTTTGAGAATCGTCGTGGTCTAAACTTCGTTTCTCTGTCTGGTATATTTGGATTAGATAACAAAGAAGATTATACCTTTGATTCGTTCCAACGAACACCTAAGACTCATGGTTCTATTCAAAATCCCAATGAACAGTTTGCACGTTTCCTTGACTACACAATCGAAACTGGATTTGATTACATACAAAGAACTACCAGCGGTATGTTTGGTAGTAAGATGATTGCGCATGACATTCTGACCAAGAAGTATAGTACACAGAACTTCAATATGTTCCAGTTCTTTGACGCTGAGACACATCTGAACAAATATCCAGTTTCCTCCACTGATGTTCTTGCAAGAAATAACGCTAACATATACAACTATCCAAAGTATATGAATAACGTAAATGGCTTCGGTGATGATGGTGCACAGAACTGGCTACAACGCAGAACATCACTTATGTCACAGACTCATGCGTATCGAATG